CTGATGAGTGAACAGCTGCTGTAGTTCCTGAAGCTCCTCTTGTTAAACCAGATAAGGTACCACCACTGTTTCCAGTAAAAGTAATAAGTTCACTGCCAACTAGTATAGTTCCTGATGATCCAAAAGAAGCTGAGCTTGCCATTGTTAAACTTGTGACTGAAGCGTTAATGCCTGAGGATAATGTTGAAGTAAATTGTCCAGTCTTAAAACCACTCCAAGGTCCTAGTCCCCAACCTGTTGATGCAACCTCTACTGCTGGCCCTATTGGAAAATAATGTTTTACTCTTATGCCACCAGATGTTGTAGCTCCTGATCCGCTTTCGTTAGAAGCTAAAGTTATTGTTATTGTTGTATTTGTTGGAACAGAAGTAACTTGAAATCTATTATTATCAAAATTGTCAGAATTAAAATTAGAATTAGTTATACCTGTAAAATTATCACATAAAATAATATCACCTTTATTAATGTTATGTGCTGATGCAAAAGTTATAGTTACAACCGCTGATCCATTAGTTGTAGAGAAAGCACTAGTTAATGTTGTTGTAGATTTAAGAGGTGTAATATCATAAAATATACCACCAGAATAAACGTACAACATTCTGTTTGTACCCAGCGCTGCATACTTAATACCTGATGTATTTATAAAATGGTGAATAGCTGTGTTACGACCTGTAATATCAACTGAACCTAGTTGAGCCCAACCGCCTATCTTCTCTGGTGTCCCATATCTAAATCTAACATTATCGCCTGCAACCCATTGGCTCTCGCCTCCGGTAGCAGTGACTTGTTTATTGAATCCAGGTGCAAATTTAACTTTTTGTAACATATGTCTCTCAGATTATATTAAAGTGCGTTGTGAATCAACATTTACAACGGATTATAAAAACTTAAAAAGACTATGGTTTAGTAGGCCACGTAGCGTCTGTACACTTAGCAACAGTATTTTTACCATCAGGAAGATCTCTAAGAGCTTGCCTGTAAGTTCTCATATCGTCTGAAATAGCATCACCTTTTTCAAGTTCTGATAAAATTTCCCAATCGTATGCTTTTAAAAGACCATCTCTTTTAGATCTAAGTTCAGCCAAAGCTCTGGCAGGAGCTGCATTAGTCCAAGCCGTTTCTTCGTTATCTCTAACTGTTTCCTCAGCTGCTGTAAATTGTATACGTTCTCCGTTAACTAGTTTGTATCTTGGCATATTTGTTCTCCTTGTTGGTTGTTATACATTAATTTTAATATTTGTAAAAGCATTAATTTACTCCGTAAAGGCTGATAGATCCAGCGTCTATGTTGCCTGATGCCATTTTAAATATTACAGCATCTACAGCTGATGTAGAATTAGCATATCCAGAAATAAATGCATTGCAAGTAATAGCCCCATTTTCAACTGTATTTGTTTCTGACACAAAATGTTTAACAAATGTAGTAGAGCTTGGTTCAAATAAATGCAAATAACCTGATGTTGCACTATCAGCATCAGCATCTACTGTTGAAGCTAATATTTGATCTCCAGTACCTTGTGCTAAATCTCTACCTGTAACATATGTAAAGTCAGGTGTTTGATCACCTTCTGCATGTGCAGCTCTAAAATAAGTTGTTGTTTTAGCTACATTATAATTACTACCTGTATCAACACTCATATTAAATTGAAACTCTGTTGCATCTGTTGCGGGGTGTATATTATTTAAAAAAAATATGTATTCTCTATAAGTATTATCTAGCACTACTGAACTTGCTCCATCAACAAAAGATATAGATGCTGAACTACTAGCAGTTATTTTTTTAATTAATGCTAAATCACCAAGTCCCGTTATGCTACCAAAAGCAGTTGCGTTCTTTACACCATTATTATTTAATTTAACTATGCTCATGATTTACTCAATCCATACATTTTAATTACACCACTATCTATATTGCCTGAAGAAAATTTAAAATCTACACCATCTATTGCGGCCGTTACATTTAAATAACCAGCACAATATTGATCTTTTTGAACTGCTACGTGAACACCGCAAACTCGCACCATAAAATGTTTTACAAAAGTTGTAGATGAGGGTGAAAACAGATGTAAAGTTCCTGACAAACTATCGTCAGCACTACTACCACTTTGTAATGCAAGAATTTGATAACCTGTACCATTTGCTTGATCATCATCTCCTAAATATTGAAAAGCAGTATCATTTGATTCACTATGATATGCTTCAAAATTAGTTGTTGTTTTTGAAGCATCAAAAGCTGTACTACCATCTCTAAAACCAACTTGAAATGTTGCATTAGTTCCTGCTGATGGATGTATATTTATAAATTTAAATAAATAAGTATCATATGTGCTATCAATATTTGATGTAAAAGATGATGACGATACTCCTGAACTTATTGTATTTGTAGTAATCAAATTCATTGCGCCTGAAGATGCTGTAGCTAAACCATCAGCATCTGCATCAAAAGCAAATGCATTACTAGCAGCGGGAGTTACATCAAAACTATTAAAGTTATATTTAGTTAATGCCATTATGATACTCCATACATTTTTATAATTCCACTATCTATGTTGCCTGAACTCATTTTAAATTGAACAGCGTCAACAGCAGATGTTGTATTTCCATAACCAGATACATAACCATCTAATGATTTTCCGTTTTCTTGCATTTGACCACCTCGTGAAATAAAATGTTTTACAAAAACAGTAGAACTTGGTTCGAATAAATGTAAAGTTCCTGATCCACTGCTGTCATTGGCAGTTCCTAATGCTTGTAATATATTTTGAAATCCTGTACCTTGTGCTAAATCTTGTGAAGCAACATAACCAAAAGATGTTCCGCTATCATCTTCATCATGTGATGCTCTAAACATTGTAGTTGTTTTAGTTACATTATAATTACTTCCACCATCAATAGATAAACTAAATGTAAATTTAGCATTGTTAGTTGCTGGATGTATATTATAAAACTTAAATACATACTCCTTGTACGTACTATCTATTCCACTTGTAAAAGATAATGTAGCACTACTACTAGCTGTCTGTGTAGATATTAAATTTAATGCACCGCCAACGTCTCCAGCAGCCAAACCGTCTGCATCTGCATTAAAAGTTATAAATTTGCTTGCAGTTGGAGTAGCGTTAAGGCTGTTAAAATTAACTTTAGATAAAGCCATAAGTATCTCCTATGTTATTCCGTAAAGTTTAAAAATTCCAGCCTCAATATTACCAGAAGCCATAAAAAATCTTACTCCATCTACTGCTGCTGTTTGTTCTATTCTACCAATACCATCAATCATAGCAATATTATCTCCGTCAATTTGATAATTTAAATCATATTTAACGTGTGTATTAAATGTTGTACTTGCAGGATTAGCAATATAAACTCTACCATTTAAACAAGCCTCATTTAAATTATCATGAGCCGCATTTAATTGAATTTGTGCAACATTAGAACTGTTAGTATAAACATTTTGGCTATTATTTTGAACTCTTTGAAAAGCATAATCATAAACTGAACCTGTATCAACTGAACCACCTTGAAAAAATTGCATTCTAAATTCTTGGTCATCAGTAGCTATGTGCATATTAGTTATTTCTACTATGTAGTTTTTAAATGTACCGTCTATATCAGAATCTATATCTACGTTTGCAACTCCACTTGATACTGTTGCTGTTGATAACAAAACTAATGAACCACCGCCTTTTATAAGTGAATAATCTATTCTTTTTAATACTCCAGCATCACTAACTAAAAACTCATCAGTATCAGCAGGTTCTGCTGCTAAAGCAGTTTGAGCTGATATAACATCTGTATTAAGTTTAGCACCTGTTACAGCGTTAGCCGCAAGACCTGCAGTAAGCACTGCGCCATCTGACGGAGTACCTGTATTTAAAACATCGCCAAGGACTTGAATAAAATCAATAACATCATTAGTTACTAAGTTTGAAGCAAATGTAATTGTAGCTCCTGATACAGTGTAAGACGATCCTGGTTTTTGTAATACACCATTTAAACTAACTAACATATGATTAGCTGATTGTGGACTTATGTCTGTACTTGCTACTTGCATCGTGTAAGCAGCTTGACCATTTACAACACTAATTGCATCTAAAACTTGAAAGTTTCCTACTACGGGTTGTTTGCCAATGTAAGCCATATTATATATCTCCTCTATTCATTTTACTCATATCCAAAAAATTCTATTAATATTTTACCTGCTGTATAATTAGCATCTGTTGCTGCACCTGTCACCATGTACAGATATTTATCTGCAGCTGGTGGTGTTGGTATTCCAACAACAGTTCCAATTGCTAAATCTCCACTATCACACATTTGTACTTGATTTGACAAACCTGTAATTGCTGCATCTTCTGTTCCTGTAGCCTCATCAGCATACCATAAATTTATATCTGGGTCTCCACCTGCTGGTGCTTCCATACAAGTTATCTTACCACTTAAAACTGTTCCGTTAACTGCCGCAGTTATCTGTCCAATATGAGAATTTGCTGTTGCAGCTTTTCCAATAATATCTCCATTACCAGAACTAGCTAGTCCTGTTAAATCTATTAAAATTTTTGTGTGTAAAACATTTCCTAATTTTTCTACTGCAGCTCTGTAAATTGTGCCTGTACCAGTTGTTATTCCTGTTCCCGCAGTTAATGCTGTAACAGTAGTATCACCTAACATTGCTGGTGTAATACTATTAGTTGACGGAACAGTTGATTGAATAGCACGACCTAAAAAGATACAGTACATTGTATCTGTTGAAGCTGTGTTTGCTGACAACGTTAATGCTGTACCTGTTGCTGTATATGCTTTTCCTGATCCAGGGTGTTGACGTACATTATTTATAAATAACGCAATCTCATTTTCGTTGCTTACTGCATGAGTAAGAGTATACGAAGATGTTGCTGACGTAGAAAAATTCTGTGTAGCAAACGTAACGAAGTTGTCTGTAGGAATATTTCCTATGTAAGCCATCCTACGTTATCTCCATAATACTCAACGTGCCAGATATTTTATCTGCAACTGAGCAATCAATCTTTAATATATCAGTAGTTTCCATAACAACTTTACCACCAGTTAAAACTTCAAGTGAACTTCCTGCTGGAATGTTTACATCTTTTACAAGAAAAGATGTTCCATTTGCAACATTGTTAGTTCCATTACGATTTGCCGTATCACTAACAAGTTCTACTTCTGCTGTAACAGAAGTTGTGTTTATGTTAGTTAACACTAAACCAAGAACAACTGTTGTTGTACTAGAAGCAACTGTATACATCACATAAGGTGTCCCAGCCGATGCTGGTTCTGCTGCGAAAGTAACTACTTTAAACGTGTTTGCCATTTTTTATCTCCTATTTTTCTTTTATATATTATCCTAAAGCAATTGCAAGTGCCGTTGGGTCGTCTGTTACAAAACCTGCGCTATTTAAATATGTTTTTACATCAGATAATGCTACTTGAACCATAGTTCCAGCATCATTTGCTACTAATCTATCAGCATCTACTAAAGTTGTACCTGTTGCAGATGTTCCACCATCTACAATATTAAGTTCTGCTGCTGTAGAATCTACAGCCGCTAATTTTGTTAAATCTGCTTGTACTAATCCAGAAACACCATCAAGTAAATTAAGTTCTGCTGCTGTTGATGTAACTGCTGTTCCATCTATAGATAAAGCATCTGTTTCTAAAGTACCATCTATATCTGCATTTCCAGATACATCTAAAGATCCTGCATCTAATTCTCCAGATAAAGTAATATTTCTAAACCCTGTTGTATCTTTATTAGAATCTGTTGTAACTGTTTTAGAAGCAATTGCAGTACCAAGGGTTACTCCGTCATTGAAATTTAATTCTGTTGCAGTAGAAGTTACTGCTACATCTTCGTTTACTTTAGGTGAGGTTAAAGTTTTGTTTGTTAAAGTTTGTGTTGCAACAAGAGATACTAAAGTTGAGTCAGCACCATCTGGTAATAACATCACATTTGTAACACTAGCAGAGTGTGGTTGTGCAATAACTTTTTGCCCGTGTGAATTAGATTCACAATTAAATACTATTGCTCCAGAATTTGTATTACCTCTTACAACAACTGTTCCAGTTCCATTAGGAGCTAAATCAATAGTTGCATTAGAAGTAGTAACAATATCTGAACCATTCATGTCAAGATTACCACCTAATTGAGGTGTATCATCTTCTGAAATATTCGATATCGCACTTGATGTAGCAAGTCCTGCTACAAGAACTGATCTTGCAACTTTTTTAAGTCCTCCACCTGAAGCATCTACTGCTAATAAAGTGTCTCCAGATGCAATAGTTGCAATTGCTGTTAAATCTGTAACGGCTACAGGATTAAAATTAGTTCCATCTGCAACAAAAATATGTCCAGCTGTGTTTGTTGCCATAGTAATATCATCACCTGATACTGTAAGATCTCCAGCAACTGTAACGTTTGCACCACTAAATGTTAGTGCAGTTGTTGTTCCTGATTTAATAATTAAATTTCCTGATGTGTTTGTTGCACTACCAAAAGTAGTACCTGCGTCTTTAAAAAATATATCAGCGCCGTTAGCGTCTAATATAATATCGCCTTCAACATCTAAAGTAAAATCACCAGCGTCAGATATGGTACTTCCGTTTATTGTAATATCATCAACTGTTAAA